TAAAGACATTAACAAAAAGCATAAAACGAGGCCCACATAAATATACGAGCCTCCATATTTTAGTCGTTTAAAAACAAATTATTTTTAATGTGGTGTGCTTCGTGACAATAAATTAATAACCAACACACCGGCACAAATCAACATCATGCCTATAATGGCTGGCAGGTCCAACCGTTGGCCGAAAAATCCCCATGATAGTAAGCTAATCAGGACAATACCGACTCCTGACCAGATAGCATAAGCAATCCCTGTAGGAATATAAGCCAGCGTCTGAGCTAATAACCAGAATGATGCACAATAACAAATAATTGTACCAACAGATGGCCATAACCGTGTAAAACCTTCTGAAAACTTCATTAAGGTTGTACCAATGACCTCTGCAAGTATTGCACCACCAAGATAAATATAAGGATTCATAGCATATTCTTTCCTGTTCAAACTGGAGAGAATTGTACTACAGTTTGAACTCAACTCACCTGTTTCATCATTGTGTACCCATTGATGTTCTTTTATATACCCTCAATACCCGTTTCATCGCGGCACTCTGGCGACACTCCTTAAAAATCAAATTCGTGCTCACCTTTCCTTCCCATTCTTCTCTGGTAGCGAACCGATAATACACCGTTCGCCAGACCTTACCATCAACGACCAGGATTCCTGCCCGCGCCATTTTAGCCGCAGCCTGATTTATGCTGGTTACGGTTGCACCTGTTACCGCGGCAACGTCCTGCGCACAGAAGTTCTTATGAGTCCCCAAGTAATGAATAATTGCCTCTTTGCCCGTCATACAATTGCTCCTTTCAGCCCAAACTTAGCTTTGATTTCTGCGATCTTCGCCAGAGCCTGTGCACGATTTAGAGGTCTACCGCCCATGACAGGAAGTTGTTTTACTGGTTCAGGTATCGCCTCACCACGGTTAATTCGCGCGGTCATACAGGACAGTTCATCGGCAGCCTTGCGCCGTAATTCCGCGTCAGTCAACGCATTGGCCCGCATGTTCTGATACAGGTTGGTAACCAGCCAGTAGTGCGCGTTTGATTTCCACGGATAAGACTCTGCATCCGGATACAGACCACGCTTCCGGCAATACTCGTAAACCATATCAACCAGCTCGCTGACGTTTGGCAGCCCGGCGGTAACGGATGCTTCTTCCCGGCACCATGCAACAAACTGCCCGGGTGATGGCAGAAATGGTCTATTCTGCCGACGGGCAACACGCATTCCGGCGCTCACCTGTTCCATCGTGGTGATCCCGTTTTCCCGGAAAGCCAGAACCCACTGGCGGCGGATTTCGTTCAGTTCGTTCTGGTCACGATTAGCCAGGCTCGCCGGGAAAGTTGCCAGTAACTGGCTGAATACACCGTTGATTATCTGCGCTACCTGCTGTACCTGCGGCTTTTCGTCGTACTGTTCCGGCATGTTGTTGGCGATCCGGCGCATCTGCTCACGGTCAAAGTTAATCATCTGTGCGGCGATGTTTTTCATAGATCCACCCCGTAAATCCAGTCTGTGTTTGTCAGGTCGAGTTTTGGTTTGCTAGCTGTCACGCCTGCCTGTTGCTTGTTACGGTTGATTTCGAGTTGGGTCCACTTGTCGCGGAGTTTGGCCGGACTTAGCACGTTACCGGACCAGAAGTTGTCCTGGCATGCCCAGCGGAACAGCACGCACATGTCGCGGTGGTTACGTCCGTCACGTTCACGCATCAGGCGGATATCGTTAGCCCACCCTGCAAAATTCGGTTTTCTGGCTGATGGCGCGATGGTCTTCACCATGTCAAACATCCACTCTGCGGCGGTCAGGTCTTCTGCTGTCCCCCACTTGCTGCCGCTCTGAATTGCAGCATCCGGTTTCACCACAGGAAGATCGTTTTCTGGTTGGTCAGAGGATTCGCCAGAATTCTCGGACGAAAAAGGTTTTATATTGTCTTTTGTTAGTTTGTCTTTTGTGTTTACCTGATTCGGGTAAACGCCTTTACCTGATTTGGGTAAACTTTTTTTACCTGATTCAGGTAAATTTACCTCTTTCAGGTAAACTTTATTTTTCTTACCTGATTCGGGTAATGTAGACCATTCACTGACCACATTATTAATGCCGGTATTCCGCCCGCTCTGAATAAAAATCCCACGCTTTACCAGAACACTTTTTGCAGCAGAACACTTGTGCGGCAATATCCCGGTTAATTCGGAAAGTTGCTCGTTGCTAACCCAATCCAGTTTTTTATTAAAGCCATATGTTTTGCGCATGACAGCCAGAAAGACCAGAAGCTGGTGCTGTGTTAATCCGGCCAGCATCACAGCTTCCAGCAACTCATTTGCAATGCGCGTATAACCATCATCGAGATCTGCCACGCGCGGCTCCTTTTGTGCCGCATCCGGCACTGGAAAATTGAATATCTCAGCAGTGTTTGCCATAATTCCTCCCGCAATGAGTGTGTTACGATTTGCACCTGAAAGTCGGTTCTGTTCCAGCAGACCGGCTTTCGCCATTTCTGAACCTGTCATATTGCCCCCAGCATGGTGGTGACCATCGCCATCAGTGGACCAGCCAGATCCGGGTCCACTCGAAACATCGACACAATGCCTTCACTCATCTCCTTCAGTTTCTGGTGGCGTGGTGCGTTGAGAATGACCGCCTGCTTTGCCTCACTGAGTTCCTTTTCCATTTCAGCCAGCCGAGCCATGAAGCTATCCTGCTCAACTAGGTAACCGCGATATTCCAGCGGTAGTACCGCCAGAATTGCCGGGGTCAGTTCACGCACGTTATTTCGGTATTTTTCAGAATCGAATTTGTTATCGAGGAAGCGGAACAGCTTCTGGCGTGCACGGCTGACATCATCAGGGAAATCGATGGTGCCGCCGCCCTGCTCCCGATACTCATTCACAATGAGTGCGGCAACGACATCCTGATTATCTACAGCCGACCAGGCGCGGACGGCATCACGGATTTTTTCGTGGCCTGGAGCTTGTTTTGTTTGAGAACGATTTATCACCGCAGTCGGGCTAAATCCGCTAGTCTGTTGGTATGTAAGTGGTTGCATAATTGACTCCTTTAGTTTGAATTGACTGTTAAGTTGATTGCTTATTGTTAAAGAGCGTGAAATGGAAATTTAAGCTGCGTTCTTTTCAGTGTGTGGAAACAACTTCGGAAGATCCGGGCGAATCTGGTATGCCTTCACTACTCCACCAGTAGCCGTAACAATGCTGCCGACATGTTCAGGGGATACCTTTGCTTTGTTGTGAAGCCACTTATAGACGGCCTGCTGTGAAACTTCGCAGGCAGCGCCTAGTTTCTTTTGTGAACCAACGATATTGATCGCTGTTTTGATGGCTGGGTTCATAACAACCTCCGTGGTTAATTTGAATCAAGATTAAAACCATGGTTGTTTTTAGTCAACAACCATTTTCGTTTGATGAAATAAAACCTTGGTTGTACATTTGGACTATGAAAACAACACTCTCAGAAAGACTTAAAGAAGCCAGATTAGCGCGAGGCCTTACACAAAAGGCGCTTGGGGATTTGGTCGGGGTTAGCCAAGCAGCTATTCAGAAAATCGAAACAGGGAAAGCTAACCAAACAACTAAAATCGTGGAGATCGCGAACGCTTTGGGTGTGCGCGCAGAATGGTTATCTTCTGGCGTTGGAAATATGTCAGACAGTACAGTGCAACCAATACAAACAACTGTCAGCCATTCCAAATACTTTAAGATTGACGTTCTTGATATCGAAGTGAGTGCCGGGCCGGGAGTCATCAACCGTGAGTTTGTAGAAGTTCTACGTTCGGTTGAGTATTCGTTTGACGATGCTCGTCACATGTTCGATGGCAGGAAGGCGGAAAATATCCGTATCATTAACGTACGCGGTGACAGCATGTCAGGAACGATCGAACCAGGTGATCTGCTGTTCGTTGATATCACGGTTAAATCTTTCGACGGTGATGGTATCTATGCGTTTCTGTACGACGACACAGCCCATGTAAAGCGTCTGCAAATGATGAAGGATAAGCTGCTGGTTATCTCTGATAACAAGAGCTACTCACCTTGGGACCCGATCGAGAAAGACGAGATGAACCGGGTGTTCATCTTCGGTAAGGTTATTGGGAGCATGCCGCAGACGTATAGGAAGCATGGGTAGCCATACAATAGAAGTTTTAAGATTTAAGACAATATCGTAAATTAACTGTATATGTGATCAGGTGAATGCCATAATGGATGCGGGCAACAATTCGGAAACCAATGATATGAAGTTCAGGATAGTATACGACGGTCCGGCACTGGAAACGCATGAAATGAACGTGCGAGACCTTGCTCCTGCCCTTCTATCACTATCAGATGCATTAGAGGAAGCCGGTAAAACTCTCTACGGAAACAAGACTGTTGTTTCTGTAAAAGTCAATGCATCATTTAAAGCTGGCTCATTTGGAATAGATCTGGTTGCCTCATCTACATCTTGGTTCAAACAGGCTGTTGATTTTTTATCCGGCGATTCAGCAACAGCCGCTGCGAATTTGATTGCTTTTATTGGACTCTGTCCTGGTTCTAAAGAAAAAATATGCAAAGGCCTAATTCAACTGATAAAATGGATAGGTCCAAGGAAAATAAAAAAATTACACAATTTGCCTGATAGCAACATCGAAGTCTTTGTTGATGACGAAAGCGAGATCTACGACAGTAACGTTATTGAACTTTATAAAAATATTAAACTTCGCTCTTCATTACAAGAAGTTATAAGTAAGCCATTAGAGCAGGAAGGCATTGACAGCTTTGCCTCTACTGTCGATGATGGTTTGACATTCATGACGATCAACAAGCAAGAAGCACATTATTTCAAAGTCAATCTACCAGCAGAATCAATAATTTCAGAGTACACAGTAGAGAAAGCCCTTCAAATTAAAAATATTTCCTTCAATGAAGGAAGCCGGTGGCGGTTTTCTGATGGTGCCAGTAGCTTTTTGGCTGAAATAAAAGACCAGAAATTCAT